TCAAGTAATTAAAAATCAAGAAAATGAAAAACAATAATTTAACATTAATCAATAGCAACACTAGTATAGCAGGTAATACAGAAGTTGTATGGTGTACTACTGATACATATAATTTAAAAACAGAATATAATGGCAATACTATTTAAAGAAGAAGGTCATATCTATGAAAGCACAGATAATGATAAAATATCTTGGGTAAGTGTTACTGGATTAGTAAGTAAGTTTAAACCTAAGTTTGATAGAGAAGGTCAAGCTGCAAAATCTGCAAAAAATAAAAGATCAAAATGGTATGGTATGACTGCAAAAGAAATTATAGCAGCATGGGATGGTGAAACAGAAAGAGCAATAAAGTTAGGAAACTTTTATCATAATCAAAGAGAGAATGATATGCTTGATTTTAAAACTATTCAGAGAGAAGGAACAGAAGTACCAATTATAAAACCTTTAGTTAATGAAGAAGGGGTTAAGATATCTCCTAATCAGAAACTTAAAGAAGGTGTATATCCAGAACATTTAGTATTTCTTAAGTCAGTAGGCATATGTGGACAAGCAGATTTAGTTGAAGTAGTAAATGGACATATAAATATTACTGACTATAAAACCAATAAAGAAATAAAGGATAAAGGATTTACAAATTGGGAAGGTATTACTAATAAAATGTTTAGGCCTGTAAATCATTTAGATGATTGTAATCTTAATCATTATAATTTACAACTCAGTATTTATGCGTATATTATTAAAAAGCATAACCCTAAACTAAAGATAGGTAAATTAGTAATACAACATGTAAAGTTTAAACAAGTAGGAGAAGATTCAAATGGTTATCCAATTAATGAACATGTTAATGGTGAGCCAGTTTTAGAAAATATAAAAATATATGAACTACCATATCTAAGAGATGAAGTAAACTCACTAATGATGTGGATAAAAGATAACCAATGAAATTAAAAGAATTTACAGCAGCAGTACCAATACAATCACGTACATCAAGAATACCAACTGACTTTGCTTTTTTTGAAACATTGGTAACTATTGATTTAGAAGATATAGCATACTTTAAACAATACTTTCATTTAGGAAGAGAAGCTTTTCAGAATGACTATACAGAAGTACTAATGAAAGGTGCTGAAAAACCTATTGTATTAAGAATAGGATATGAAGAATTTAAAAATAACATATCATGATAGTAAAATTATTTGATATACAAAATCAAACTTTAGTTGTAACAGAACATTGTTATGCTCTTCCATTTCTTAAAAAGATTATGGATGAATATCCTGATACGCATATGCAAGTATATCAATATATATTTTACATGACATGTCCTGATCCTGATCTTAATCCATTTTTTAATTTACCTGAACATCAAAAAGAAGATATTATTATTGAAGAAATAAAATTAGAAGAGTCACCAGAAGATGGAACAATAAGGTATGGTTATGATATGTGTAAGAAACTATATGAAACACCTACATATAGGGCTTATGTGGGTATAAAGGCTATGTTAGATAGATTAGGTAAGTATATGGAGGTAACCCCTATAGAACATGGTAGAGACGGTAATATGAACTCTATGATAAATGCAGCTGCTAAGTTTGAACAAATAAGACAATCATATAAAGGTGCATTTTTAGATATGAAACAAGAACAAGAAAGCTCTGTGCGTGGTGGTGCAGGATTAGCTTATGACCAACTATAAATAAAATTATTAAATATGAGTATGACAGTTATACCGGTAGGTAAAAAATTACTATTAAAAAAATGGAAGGTAGAAACAAAAACAGCTTCTGGAATTATTATTCCTGAGATAGCTCAGAAGAAAGAGTTTAAAGGTACTGTAGTAGGTAAAGGAAAAGATGTACATGAAATTGAAGTAGGAGATATAGTACAATATGCAGAACACGCTATGCCAACACCAATGATGCACCAAAATGAAGAACATCTTCTTGTTCAAGAAGGTGATGTGTTTGCCATAGTAAGATATGATGAGTAGAATCATACCTACATATGATAATAATAAGTGGACAACTACTGAATTTAAAAATGATTTAGAACTTAGAGAATTTATTGAGTCAATTTTTAGTGAGCCAGGTGAATATGGTTTTACTGAGATGGCTTATAAATTTAATGAGGAAGCTAAAAGATTTACAGCAGAAGGTGTTTATTGTTCTAGCCCTTTTAGATCTAAAGATTTTACAGCATACTGGGATGATCAAAAGAATAAATGTAGGAATGGTGTTATATACAAAGATAAAGATAAGACTTGGTATATAACTAGAGATTATTATATGTGGTTAAACTTTTTACCAATATTTGATAAAGAGGAAAAACATTATGGATTTGCTAAGGTTAGAGATGCACAATATCACATGGCATTATATGAATGGTTAGCAGAGTTAAATAATCAACATGCTGCTATACTTAAAAAACGTCAGATAGCTTCATCATACTTTCATATGGGTAAGATAATAAATACCTATTGGTTTGAAGAAGGTAGTACTTGTAAGATTGGTGCTTCACTAAAAGACTTTATTAATGATAAAGGTTCCTGGAAGTTTCTAGAAGAATATAAAATATTTTTAAATGAACATACTGCTTGGTATAGACCAAGTAATCCAGAAAAGGTTTTATTATGGCAACAACAAATTGAAGTTAAGGTTGGTAATAGAAAAACAGCAAGAGGACTTAAATCAAAGATACAAGGTGGTTCTTTTGAAAAGAATGCAACTACTGGGGTAGGGGGTCCATGTACATACTTCTTTCATGAGGAGGCTGGAATTGCACCAAAGATGTCTGAGACTTATGAATACTTGCGTCCTGCTATGTCATCTGGTATGATGACTACGGGTATGTTTATAGCTGCAGGATCTGTGGGTGATTTAGATCAATGTAATCCTTTGAAAGAAATGATAATGAATCCTGATGCTAATGATATATATGCAGTAGAAACAAACCTAATAGATGCTGATGGAACAATAGGTATGGCAGGTTTATTTATCCCAGAACAATGGTCTATGCCTCCCTACATTGATGACTATGGTAATTCACAAATAGAAGAAGCAATAGAAGCAATACAATTAGAAAGAGAAAGATGGAAAAATGAATTAAATGGTGAACAATTTCAATTAAGAATATCTCAGAAACCATTAAACATTTCTGAGGCATTTGCGTATAGAAAAGCTTCAATATTTCCACAAGGTGTATTATCTAAACAACTTAAGAAAATTGAAGAAAAAGAATACCCATATGAATTAATTGATTTAACAAGAGAGCAAGAAGGAATAGTAGCTAAGAGATCTAACAAATTACCTATATCTAGATTTCCTGTTGATAGAAAACAACATGATAAGACTGGTGTAATAGTAGTATGGGAAAGACCAACATCTGCACGTCCAGACTTTGGACAGTACTATGCATCTATTGACCCTGTGTCAGAAGGTAAAACCACAACTTCAGATTCATTGTGTAGTATATTTGTATATAAAAATGCTGTAGAAGTAATTAGAGAAACAGTAGCAGGAGATACAGAACAGTTTATAGAGAAAGATAAAATAGTAGCTGCATGGTGTGGTAGATTTGATGATATAAATAAAACACATGAAAGATTAGAATTGCTTGTAGAATGGTATAATGCATGGACAATTGTAGAGAATAATATATCATTATTTATTCAACATATGATAGCAAGAAGAAAACAAAGATACTTGGTACCTAAACAACAAATACTATTTTTAAAAGATCTTGGCTCTAATAAATCAGTATATCAAGAATACGGTTGGAAAAATACTGGTACATTATTTAAAAGTCATTTAATATCATATGCTATAGAATTTATAAGAGAAGTAATTGATGAAGATTTAGATGATAGTGGTAATGTAATTACACAAACATTAGGTGTAGAAAGAATACCTGATCAAATGCTATTAAAAGAAATGTTAGCGTATTATCCTGGACTTAACGTAGATAGACTAGTAGCTTTTGGTGCATTGATTGCATTTGTAAAAATACAACAATCTAACAGAGGATACTCTAAAAGACGTGAATCAGAGGATAAATCCTTGGTAAACTCAGAAAATTTGTATAAATTAAAGTATAGCCCGTTTAAGAATATTGGTAGGGGTAGAGGTAGTTCAAGTAGTAAGATCAAAAGATCTGGATTTAAAAATTATAAATAGTAAATATGAGAGTATTAAATGCAATGCAATTAAAGAATGGTGCTAAGGCAGAAAGTGGACCTACATTTTCTAGTCTAACACAACCAACTCAATTTTTACCATTTTTTAAAAAGACAGATGATTGGGCTGCTTGGAATCTTGATTGGTTAGAATTACAAGGTATTGAATTTTTACGTTTAAATGCAAGAAGACTTTTAAAGAATTATAAACTTGCTAAAGGTATTATTGATAAAACAGATTACATTGTAGAACCAGACAATGATTATAAAGACATGATGGATGTTCTTACTAAAGAGAATGACTCTGCATTAGAATTAAAGTTTTATCCTATTGTACCAAATGTTATAAATGTATTAACAGGTGAGTTTGCTAAAAGATATTCTAAGGTTCAGTTTAGAGCAGTTGATGATGCATCTTATAATGAGATGCTAGAACAAAAAAGAATGCAAGTAGAGCAATCTTTATTAGCTGATGCTGAGAGACAGCTTACTATGAAGATGCTTGATATGGGTATGAATCCTGGATCAGAAGAAGGATTAAAACAACTATCACCAGAAAATTTAAAAACTTTACCAGAAATAGAAGACTTCTTTAGTAAGTCATATAGAAGTATGGTTGAAGAATGGGCATCACATCAACTTGCAGTAGATGAAGAAAGATTTCATATGCAAGAACTAGAAGAAAGAGGATTTAGAGATATGCTTATAGCAGATAGAGAATTCTGGCATTTCCGTATGCTAGAAGATGACTATGATGTAGAGCTATGGAATCCTGTATTAACCTTCTATCAAAAGTCTCCAGATCAAAGATATATAGCAGATTCAAACTATGTAGGTAAAGTAGATCTTATGACTGTATCTGATGTAGTTGATAGATATGGATATTTAATGGATAAGAAACAACTTGAATCTTTACAAAAAATATATCCAGCAAGATCAGCACAATATCAAGTTAATGGTTATCAAAATGATGGTGCATATTATGATGCTACTAGATCACATGCATGGAATACCCAAATGCCTGGTTTAGCATATAGACAATACACAAGTAATTATTGGAATGATCCATCAGCAGGTGGAGATATCCTAAGTGAAATACTAGATCAGAGTGAAGACATGACACCTTTAGATGAAGGTAATTTAATGAGAGTTTCAACTATATATTGGAAGACTCAACGTATGTTAGGTCATTTAACTAAAATAGAAAATGATGGTGAAGTAACACAAGAAGTAGTTGATGAAACATTTAAGATTACTGAGAAAGCAGTATATGACACTTCTATTTTTAAGAACAAGACAAAGGAAAATTTATTACAAGGTGAGCATATAGATTGGATATGGATTAATGAAGTATGGGGTGGTGTTAAAGTTGGTCCAAATTTACCAGCCATGTGGAGATCTACAATGGGTGACAACATTAATCCAATATATATAGGAATAAATAGAACTAAACCTGGTAGGTTACCTTTTCAGTTTAAAGGTAATAATACACTATATGGGTGTAAACTTCCTGTAGAAGGAAGAGTATTCTCAGATAGAAATACCAGATCAACTTCATTAGTAGATTTAATGAAGGCATACCAAGTTGGGTACAATATGGTTAATAACCAGATTGCAGACATTCTAATAGATGAATTAGGAACAGTAATCATGTTTGATCAAAATGCTTTGCCACGTCACTCAATGGGAGAAGACTGGGGTAAAAATAATTATGCAAAAGCATGGGTAGCAATGAAAGATTTTCAAATGCTTCCTCTAGATACTTCAATTACTAATACTGAGAATGCCACCAACTTTAATCATTATCAGACTTTAAATATGGAGCAAACTAGCAGATTGATGTCAAGAATTCAATTAGCTAATTATTTTAAACAACAATGCTTTGATGCAATAGGTATTAACCCACAACGTTTAGGAGGAGCTGTATCAGCACAAACTGCAACAGGGGTAGTACAGGCTATGCAACAATCATATGCTCAAACAGAGATGTATTTTGTACAGCATTCAGATCAACTTATGCCAAGAGTACATCAAATGAGAACTGACTTAGCACAATATTACTGTAGTAATAATCCAAGTGTTAGGTTATCTTATATATCTACAGAAGCACAAAAGGTTAATTTTACTATTAATGGAACAGATTTATTAATGAGAGACTTTAATATATTTGCTACTACCAAAACTAATCACAGAGCTATCTTAGAGAACTTAAAACAAATGGCTTTAACTAATAATACTACTGGAGCAAGTATCTATGAATTAGGTAATATTGTTAAAGCAGACTCAATTGCAGAAGTAACTGATATACTAAAAGACTCTGAAGTTAGACAACAACAACAACGTCAACAAGAAATGCAACAGCAACAGCAAATGCAACAACAAGCACTTGAAGCAAAAGCTCAGGAAGAACAACAAAAGCTACAAGTAGAGATTTCTGAAAATGATAAAGATAGACAAAATGATATTACTTTAGCTGAAATAAGATCAGCTGGTTTTGGATCTGCAGTTGATATAAATCAAAATCAACAATCTGATTATCAAGATGCTATGAAAGATATTAGAGAAACTACACAGTATAGAGAACAAATGAATCTTAAACGTGAAGAATCAAATTCTAAACAAATGATGGAAAGTAGTAGATTAGATGTTGAAAGAGAGAAAATATCTGCACAAAAACAAATAGCTGACACAAAACTCCAAATAGCACGAGAGAACAAAAATAAGTATGATGTTGGGAAATCAGGAGATAAAAAATAGGCGTTAGCTATATACTGCTAAAAACTTTTAAATTTTTTTAAATATTATAAGTTTGTTTTAATAAACATTTCTTATATTATATATATAGAAAGTATTAATTATTAAAACCAACATAATTATGAGTTCAGAAGAAACAACTATGGATAGTAAAGTAGAGACTATAGATATTAATTTAGATGAGATCTTTAATGGTGCACCAGGAGGTGACACTATGACTTTACCAGAGGAGAAAAAAGAAACTCCTAAACAAAAAAATATTTTTTCAGGAAATAATAACAAATCAGATTTTTCTTTTGCTGATCCTGATCAAGATGATGCTGATGATTTAACAGCTAAGGTTGAAGAAACCAAAGTAGAAGCAAAAGAAGAAGAAAAAGAAGAGGTTAAAGTAGAAGAAGTAAAAGCAGAAGAAACTAATAAAGAAGATGCTGCTGATATTTTAGATACATTAGACAATGAAACAGAAGAAGAAGTTGTCAAAACTAAAAAAGGTAGAAAGCCAATCAGTGGTATATCTGATGTTTTTTCAAAATTAATTAAGGATGATAAAATTGTTCCTTTTGATGATGATAAAGATTTAAATGATTATACTGCTAAAGACTGGGAAGAGCTTATACAAGCTAATTTAGAGGAGAAGGCTAACCAGGTTAGACGTGAAACTCCTAAACAGTTTTTTGATAGTTTACCACAAGAATTACAAATAGCTGCAAGATACGTAGCTGATGGTGGTCAAGATTTAAAAGGATTATTTTCAACTCTATCACAAGTAGAAGAAAGTAAATCTTTAAATATTAAAGAAGAAAGGGATCAAGAAAAAATTATAACTGAGTACTTAAGTGCAACAGGTTATGGTACTTCAGAAGAGATCCAAGAAGAAATAGAAATTTGGAAAGACTTAGGTAAGTTAGAGAAACAAGCTTCAAAGTTTAAACCAAAATTAGATAAGATGCAAGAAAAAGTTGTTGCAAGAAAACTGCAAGAACAAGAGTTGAAGAAAAAACAACAAGAACAAGCATCTCAAGAATATATGAAAAATGTATATAATACATTAAAAGATGGTAAGATTAATGAAATAAAGGTAGATAAAAAAACACAAGCTATGTTATATAATGGTTTGGTATCTCCATCTTATCCATCTGTAAGTGGTAGAAATACTAATTTATTAGGACACTTACTAGAAAAATATCAATTTGTTGAGCCAAACTATGGTTTAATATCTGAAGCATTATGGTTGCTACAAGATCCAGAAGGATATAAAGCAAAGATAATGGATAAAGGTGCACAAAAAAGTGTAGAGGCAACTGTTAGAAAATTAAAAACAGAACAGGCTAATACTGGTGGATCTTCTTCATTAGGGGTTAAAGACAAAGAACCTTCAAATGCTAGAACAACAGGTAGAAAAAAACTACAAAGGGCTAACAACATTTTTAAACGCATTTAATTAGGTAAATTAAATATAAATGAAAATTAATTATTAATCAAAAACAATCAAATTTATGGCAACTCCAGTTTTAAATAATGGGATTTTCCTACGTGATACAAGCTACAAAGCTAGTTCACATGTTGATTCTTATCACCTTACACAGATGCTTGGCAATGCTGAGCCTATGGATATGGGACCAATTGATTTATGGGCAATGACTCAGAAGGTAGAGATGCCTTTATATCAAATGGCATCATTCGGTGGAAAGAATACAATCATGGTGGACAACGCTAGAGGTGAGTACAAGTGGCAAACTCCTATTGCACAAGATCTACCTTACATAGTAGCAGATATTGACGCTGCAAATACTTCAAAAGGTATTGACGGAACAACTTTCCAGATTAAGATCAACAAAAGAACTTTTGGACATGGTGACATTATTACTTATGATAAGTATAATGGTCTTGAACTTTACATTACAGCTGATGATATTATCCCAGCAGGTGATGGTTATGTTTATACTGTTCAATTAGTAAATAATAACAATGCCGCTACTCTTGATGCAAAATACTTAGCTAAAGGTACAAAGTACTTTAGAAAAGGTTCTGCAAGAGGTGAGTACGGTGAAAGATTCTCTGACATTGAAACAGGTTCAGGTTTCCGTGAATTCTACAACTTTGTAGGAGGAGCAGAAGCACATGTACATTATTCAATTTCTTCAAGAGCAGACTTAATGATCAAAGGCGGATTAAACGCTGATGGTACAGTTCCTGTTACTGAGATTTGGAGAAACTTCAACACAGATCCAAACAATCCATCAGTACCTAGTATTGAAGGACTTGTAGCAAACATGGGTAAAGCAGGTGCTAGAGAAGCATTTGAGAATGGAACTCTAACAAGAACTTTCATTACAAATATGGAAGCAGCTCACTTATCTAAAATTGCAACGGATATTGAAACTTACCTAATGTGGGGTAAAGGTGGTAGAATTAAACAAGATGGACCGGATGATATTAGATTATCTGTAGGTTTATGGTCACAGTTAGATAACTCTTTCAAGAGAGTATATAACAAG